CCATGGGGCAATATTACGGCTATGGTCTTTAGTTTCACCATTGCGATAACCCCACCAGTGTCCAATGCCGTTGATAAATCCAGCGGCCCAGAATGGAATCCATATCATTTGAACACCCCACACTAAGAATCCCCAATAACCAAATAATAATAAGTCTATGATTAACATTAGTAGAATACCAATTCGGCTGTGTGGTGTGTATAGCTTACGTTCAATCCAGTCTTTAGGAGTTCCCATACCGTACTTCATAATCATATCAACATCACGGCCTGCTTGATTATAGTATTTGACTCCACCGAATACTAGTTGATATATTCCATATATATGAGGGCTGTGTGGATCTCCCTCTACATCTGTATTTTGATGATGTTTACGATGTATTGCTACCCATTGTTTAGTAGTCATGCCAGTTGTCAACCACAACCAGGCTCGCATAAAGTGACTTACAACAGGATGAAACTCTACTCCTCGATGCGACTGACTTCTATGTAGATATAGTGTGACACACAATATAGTAAGGTGTGTGGCTATTAAAGTATATAATATTTCGTTCATTAGATATTTATTCCCAACAAAAAAGCACCCCGAAGAGTGCTTGATTGTAACTTCCCATCCCGAGGGTAAAAAGTTTGATTCCGATTTATTGGAATGTAAGATTTTGAACTGCGATTTCACCAACGTAATCAGCCGCATTACCAAAAGATGATGCAGTGTTAGTTAATTCGATGTAACCATAACGTGTCATAAATGATACGACTGGTTCGAATGTTGATGGATCTAGAACAACACCACTGCTCATCAATGGAATGTATGGGCAATAGAATGCTGCCGCGTCAGTTTCGCTTGAACCTTTATAACCAACCAATACTGGTGTAGTATCAGGAGCATAACTGTCAACGAACACACGCATAGCGCCGTTCAATGTACCAACGAACTTAGTGTTAGTTGGGGCTTCGAAAGTACCTTCTGTTGTACGAGCGAAAGCAGAAGTAGTTGCAGATTGCAATACTGTCAATGCCGCGCTAGAAACAACAGCCCAGTTACCTGCGCCACGACGTGTACGTTGGGCGATCAAGTTAGCAACACGGTTGATTAGAACAGCTAAGGCAGCGTGTTCGTCACCAACGTAAGTAGCTGTACCTGATACAGTAGCTTGGTTGTATGTATACTCTGTAGATGCTAATGTGCGTAGTGACAATAGAATCTCTTGGTCAATCTCAGCAGTAATCTCTTGTGCAAGAGCTGCCATGATTTCTGCTTCAACGTCAATACCATGTTGAGACTGTGCATCTTGTGCTGCCTCAAATGTCCAACGTGCTTGCAATTTACGTGACTTAGCTTCAACAGCTTGACGCAAGATTTGAACAGAAATCTGACGACCTCCGTTACCTTCAAGAGCCGCAGTGTTGTTACCTGTGTAACCTGTTGCAGTTGCATCGTTAGATGGCTGACGTGAATATGCTTGAGCAATAGTGAATGGGCTCAACGCTTCTTGACCAGCAGTAACGCTAGTTTGAGCGGCAGAGTTGTCCACTAAGTTTTGTGCATAACGTACACGTAGTGTATGAATCTGACCTACTGGGCCAGTCATTGGTTGAACACCAACCAACTCGTTAGCGATAACAGTTGGCATAACACGACGGATAACTGGAAGAATCACACGGTTTAATGTAGCGATGTTACCAGCTGTAGTTGTTCCTGCTGAAGATTCAGCAAGTAGTTGTTTCTTAGTATTTTCTAAGATAACACCCATAGTTGAGCGGCGAGTGCCCTTTAAGCCTTCTAACAGAGCTTCCTTGGTCTCGTCCCAACGGCTTTCTAATAGAACTTTTGACATTTATATTTCTCCTAATCTATGTCTTTTTAATTAAAGCCCTGCCAGACGCTTGATATCTATAACGTTGTCACGTTGTTCCATATCAACTTCTTGTTTGGCAGCTTTATCCCCTGTAACTTCACTAATCATCTTTGACTCAGTTAAGCTAGACTTTACAGCCTTCTTAGTAGAGCCAGTGTTTAGTACGGCTGGTAGATACTTATCGAAAGTAGCTTGCAGTTTACCTGTTTGCACACTCTCTAGTAAGTTCTGCATTACTGTTGCTTTTTCCTCATTTAGAGTAGAAAGTAACTCAGTCATGGTCTTCTCACGAAGGTTAGACTCTTTAATAATACGAACTTCACGTTCTTTTGATTCAACTAACTTTTTAGTATTGTTGATTTGTGTAATAGATTCTGCTAATTGACGATCTTTATCTTCTAATTTTTGCATTAGTTTTCTTGTCTCAGCTTTATCATTTAAATGAGTAACTGAGAATTCCCCTGCAAAACTTTCGAAAATTCTACGACCAAAACTGTTTTCTTTTGCAATTTTGATATCTTCTTTCAACTGGCCTAATTCACCCTTTAACTGTCCTGCTACAGCGATAGACAACTTCTTAGCACTTTCAGCAACAAAACGTGCTTTAAGTTTTTCTAATTGTTGACGACCTTCTGCAACTAACTTAACCTTAGCTTCAACTACTGCCTGCTTATCTTGAGCGAACTCTTTGATTTCACGGGCTAGTGCGTGAACAATAAATTGTTCTAGCTTTTGTTGACTTTCTTTAGCGATAATACGGTCTGAACGTAGTTCTTTGATTTCTTCAGCTAGTTTAGTAACCATAAAATCATTGAATTTTGTAGCAGATTCACGTAGTTTCATTTGTGCTTTCACACGGTCTTCGTTCATTGCTTGCTTCTCAGAGTGAAATTCTTCAATTTCTTCTGATAGGCTTTCTGTAACCATCTTGTCAAGGGCTTCTACCATTACGCTTCTGTCATGTTCATAACGTTGTGCGAATTCTTCGTGTAATTCTGCACGGACTTGCTGGCGAGCCTCATTCAATTTAGATTCCCAGGCTTCATTTAACTGAGCCCCTACATCTTCATTGATAAGTCCACTGTCAAGTAATGGCTTGATAGCATCAAACATGCTTATTCCCCTTTGTTAATTTTGAGATCCTTGATAAGGCGCATTACTTCCTCTTTCAAGTACTTCTCTACTTTCTTGTCGCCTCTTGCGTCCTTTGCAATATCCAACAATTTATGACCATGACGCATATTCATCATACCTTCATAGATTGCTTTAGGATACGCATTTGGTGCGCTAGGTTGTGCAACAATATCCACGGTGACTATTTCAAAGTCACTTACTTTGCCGTTCATGTCGTCAACGTTTCCGCTTCCACGACTTGATACGCCGAGTTTCACACCACTCTCCAACATAGTTTTAACTAATTCACCCATTGGAGTTGGTAAAATCTTTAATTTGCCGAAGCCATTAGCTCCGTCCATCCACATACTTGTTATCATATGTGACACACGGTCTAAGTTAATCTTTAAATCATCTGGGTGATCTACTTCACCTAATACTGAGTAACCTTCTGTGATTTGCTCATTCAGAGTTTGTACAGCGACTTCAATCTCAGCAACGGGATAAACACGCTCATTAGCGTTCTTTACCCCGCCCTGTATGAAGATACCCTTCATATAAAGGTTCTTCTTGTCACCTTCACTGACAGACTCAACCACCATACCTGCGCGGTCAAATGTCAGATGCTCTTTAAGATAAGCCATTTTCTCTCAGATTCCTTAAATGCGTCTTTTAGCAGGAGTTCTACGTGACTCTGCTACTGGACTACGAACTTTACCTGCTTCGTCTTTAGTGACTGGCTTAGGTGCTGATTCTAAGTCTGCATTGTTTTGTGCTGGTGCATTTTTCCACTTGTTAGCATCTTTTACAGATGATTCACCTTTAGTATATGCATTACTTGGTCCTTTTGGTCCTGTTGGAACTGCTTCTGAAGCACCAGAGAATTTAACTGGCTTAGAATCCATCCCAGCTTGACCGCTGTTGTTTAAATTTGTGCTCTTTGTTTGAACACCGTTGTCACCGTGAGTAACAGAAACTTTCTTTAGTGTGATAGCTTCCATCATAGGATCTTCATCATCACCAGCTTCTAAATCTTTTGTAAAGTCTTTGCCGGCTTCTTCTGCTTCGTCATCAAACTCAGCATCACTCTCATCACCGTCAACTTCTTCATCATCACCGGCCATGATTTCTTCAAACTCAGCCATTAATTGGTCAAGCTTGTCTTCCAAATCAACAACACGGTCTTCTAAACCTTCTTCGCCGTCCATATCATCTTCACCGGCTTCAATGTCGATTACTTCATCTTCATCAGAATCAAACTCTAAGTCATCATCTTCAGCTTCAGCCATACCCTCTTCTTCAACTGAAATCTCGTCTATGAACTGACCTACTTGACCGCCCATGCCTTCTTCCATTTCATCGTCCATCATATCCTCATAGATTTCGCGGCTTTTCTCAACTACGATATCGTGAAATAATGCACGTGCTTGTTCTTCGTTCTCATTGATAATCAAATCAATAAGTTGTTCAAATTTTTTGTTGTCCATTGTTGTCTCCTGAATGTAAATGGCTTTGTAGAGTTATTTAGTGGGTATCAAAAAAAACAGCACAATAAGTGCTGTTTTTTTGCGTTTTTGTTTAAACTACTCATTAAATTGTTGGTGCACCTTCTGCTTTGGGTGCATATTGTTGATGTATTTTTTTAAGATAATTGACCTTTTCATAATTACG